TTGGACAGACAGGTGGTGTTGGTGAGCAGTTTTTAGGTGCAGGATTTGTTACTTCTTTAGCAGGTATCAATATCTATACCTCAACATCAGTACCTAATGGTGCAGATGCAACAGAGAAGAAAGGTGCAATCTTTGCTTCTACTGCTATTGGTTGTGGATTTATTGACCAAGGTGGTGGAAACTTTGTACAAATGGCTCAAGAAAGAGAAGAGAAAAGTGCAAAGACTATCATGGTTGCAAATGCTTACTATGCTGTATCAGAACTTGTAGATCTACATGGTGTAGAAATACATACTGAAATATCATAAATAAATAAATAAGGGTGGTGTAAAAGCCACCCTTACTTGTATATGTCAAACAATAAAAAAGATATAGGAAATTTAAATAATAAGAAGTTAGGGGTGCAGCTTGATCCTGATAACAAACTTAAACTTGTTAAAGACAAAGACAAAGGTCAGCAAGCATACTATAAAGGTAAAAAAATTAAGTATTTAGATTATATGCAAGAAGTTACTGACAGGGTGCATAGAAATAAAGTAGGCAAAGGTGTAGACAATATAGGCATCTTTGGTGGTGTAAGTTTTGATAAAAATGGTAACATAATAGGAGATTAATAGATGCCAAGTAAAAAGAAAGAACTTAAAGTAGACAAAAAAGTAGAATCAGTAAAAAAATATAAAATCACAAAACCTAATGGTAAAGTAATATATAGAGATGGATTAGGTGATTATATTAAAGTATATGAATCTAAAGGTTGCAAAGTGGAGGAAGTGTAAATGATATTTAAACCTGTAACAACAGAAGCAGCACTTGGAACATCAACAGGTGCATCATCAAATGTATCATCAAGTGAGTTTGTCAAGTTATTTAATTCAGCTAATCAGAATACACAGCATTTAGTCACATTAGAAAAAGCTGATGGAACAGATATAGGAACATTTACAATAGGTGGACATGAATCAATAATTATACATAAAGAGCCTACAGATAAATTGTTTGCAGCAGATGCAGCAGTATTAGCTTGTGGTGTTGTTATTGTTGAGGGATCACAACCAAAAGTATATAGAAAACCTATAAAATAATGTCAAATCTCATTGAGCAAATAAAGCAATCAGAAGGGTTTAGACCAACTGTTTATCAATGCACAGAAGGTTATGACACTATTGGTTATGGTTTTGCTATAAAAGATTTAGTATTAGGTGAAGACATATGTGAGATAATATTAGAAAGAAAGATTGCAGAACTAAAACTACGAATACAACAAAAATTTCCATTTTACGAAGATATGCCTGAACAAGCACAAGATATTGTTGTTGAGATGTGCTATCAGATGGGTATTAGTGGTTTTTCAAGATTTAAAAAAACAATAGATCATTTGATGAGGAAAGATTACAAAGCAGCTTCTGTAGAGATGCTAGATTCTAGGTGGGCAAAGCAAACACCTAATAGAGCAAAGAAGTTGTCCAACCAAATGAAATATGCAAGATAGGTTAGGCTGCCCAAATTGTTATAGTATACAATTAATTAAAAGTGGCTTTGAGCATGGAAAACAAAGATATAAGTGTAAAAGATGTGGTCATAGAACAGTATTTCCTGTGTCAGACCTTGACCTACTAAAAGAAAATGTACGATATAGGAAAGAAAAGCAGAAAGCACAAGATGTTAACAGGATTGAAAGAAAGGCTTTCAGAGAACACACAAGAATTGAAAATGCTGTTACAGAATACAGCAAAGAGTTAAAAAAGCTATTTGAAAAGAACAAGCTACATAAGCTAACAAAGATACATAAAAGCACAAGCAAAGCTGTAGGTGTAATACAGTTTAGTGATTTGCATTTTAATGAGTTAGTAAACCTAGAAAATAATAAGTATGATTTCAAAGTTGCAGCACAAAGATGTCAGCACTTTGTAAAGAAAGCTAAACAATACTTTAAAAATGCTAAAATAACGAATGTATTTGTGGCTCTAACAGGAGATATGTTAAACTCTGATAGAAGGCTTGATGAACTACTTAATCAGGCTACAAACAGGGCAAAAGCAACATTCTTATCAGTAGACATAATGCAACAAGTTTTGCTTGATTTGAACAAAGACTTCAATATTTCAGTTGCAAGTGTTGTAGGTAATGAGGGTAGAGCAAACAAAGAACTAGGGTGGAGTGAATCAGTTGCTACAGATAATTATGATTATACAATATTTAACTGTCTTAAATTTTTGTTTAAGAAATCAAATATTGAGTTTATTGATGGTGATCCTAGTGAGATTGTGGTTAATGTAGCAGGACAAAACCTTTTACTGATACATGGTCATGGTGGTTTGAGGGGTGGACTAGAAAAAGCAATCAACCAAATAATGGGTAGATATGCAAGTAAAGGTATAGAAGTAGATTATGTGATATTTGGTCATGTACATTCTGCAAGAGTAGGAGATAATTATGGTAGATCTTCAAGTATGGTTGGTGCTAATGATTATTCTGATAAAGCACTAAATTTAACAGGCAGAGCATCACAGAATTGTTACATATTTTATAATGATGGAAATAGAGATGGAATTAAAGTAGATTTACAGAATGTTAATAATAAAGGGTATAACATAGATAAAAGTTTGGAAGCATACAATGCAAAATCAGCCAATAAAACACAGAGTACACATACAATCTTCAAAGTTGTCGTATAATATGATACCTCCTCTACATATGTGTTGTATGCTTCATTATTTAGGAGATAATTATGCTAGATAGTATTAGACCTTTAGTAGCAGGTGTAGGTGGTGTAACAGTAACTTGGTTAGAATGGTTGCCTGTTGTAGTTAGAGTATTGGTTGGGTTAGCAACATTTGTATATATATGTGTTAAGATTTATAAGTTAGCTAAAAGCTAATGGACTTTTTGACAATATTAGAGCAGTATGGAATACCTATATGTGTAGCAACAGCATTTGGTTTCTTTATATGGAAACAGAACAAGTTTATCCAAGATCAACTTATGGAAGAACTTGATGAAAGGTTTAAAAGATTAGAAGGAATACTAATTAAACTTATAGACCAACAAAAGAAAATGCAGATAGAACAGAAGGGTATTGAGAAAAGTTACAAAGGTTTAGTAGATATTATATCAAAGCTAATGAATAAGAATAGTGGTAATGGTTTTAAAAACAAATTAGAGAAGTTTATAAAAAATAATTAAATGTTAAATAATAAAATCATACAAAGTAAATTATTAGCTATAGAAGTAAGACAAAATGCACTAGCTTTACAAATTAAAAAGTGTATAAATCAAATAACAAGTTTAAGATCCAAAGTAAAAAGATTACAAAAGGAGAATGACAATGAAGTATGTTAAATTAATATCACAAGTAATATGGAAAGCTATGATTACATTATTGCCTGTAGGTTGGAAAAAACAATTAATACTTGCAGTTTTAGATTGGGCAGTAAAATCAACCAAGACAAAAGTAGATGACAAACTGTTTGAAGCAATTAAAAGCAAACTATAATGAGTAAAAATGTAATATTAGAAAATGCACTAGATACACATTTAAAACCACTTAAGGTTGATGATGACACTTTGCCTATTGAAGTTTCAAAAGATGATATTAGAATATCACAATCATTAGATCTTGATGGTGACCTAAATGCTAAAGGTAACCTTAATGTCCAAGGCAACAGTATAAACTTTGAAAATGATGCAAGTATAACTGCTTCATCTACTGAAGGAAGGTTGAGTTGTGAAGTAGCAGAATTTGAATTTATAAATACATTAGGTCAATGCAAAGCCTTCATTATTGCATTAGGAGGAAATCCACTTATTTCTTTTCTAGATACAGTTGTAAATAGATGGGCAATAGGAGTTACATCAAATGTGTTTACAATAGGCACAGGAGTAGATTTGTCTGTACCAAAATTGCAATTAGATGGAAGTAACCTAGAGATTACAGGAGATATAGAAACAACTATACTAAAACTTCGTGAGATAGCTAATTCTGAATCTGATGAAGCAGGTCATGCACAACTTTGGGTAAAAAATGATACACCTAATAATTTATATTTTACAAATGATGCAGGTAATGATGTGCAGATAACTAATGGTGCATCTTTAGCAGGTGGTAGTTCAGGATTAAATCCTATAATAGCAAGTATGATTTTTGGGTAAGGAGAATAGATGTCAGCACCAAATTTAACAAATATATCGACAATAACAGCAAAATCATTAAGTATAGAATTAACAACAAGTACGCCTCATACTCTCGAAAATCCATCTTCATCTAATAAAGTATTTAAAGTAAATAGTATAGTAATTGGTAATATTGATGGAACGAATGCAGCTACAATAAGTGTTAGACTTGGTAAGTCAGGTGTATCTGCTATAGATATTTTTAGAACTATATCTGTACCTGCCAATTCTTCTTTAGTGTTAATTGATAGAAACTCATCTATATATTTAGAAGAAGGAGATGTATTACTTTTTACACCTTCAGCAAATAATGATTTAGTAGCTATGATAAATTATGAGGAAATAAGTTAATGTCAAGATATATTGGAGGAATAATACACCCTACAGCTAGATATAGAACACAAACTACCACACAATCAAGAGGTGTATGGGATATGAAAGAGCAATATCAGCATAAGGCAAATAATAATTGGCATACTCCTGTATCTATTTTTCCTGATAATGCAGGTAGAAGAGTGCCTGTAACATTAATTACTGTTGCAACAGGAAGTGCTGATAATACAGATGCCTATAGTGTTCACCAAGAAGAATTTGATACAGCAGCAGCATCATCAACTACAGGTAGATTATATTTTGCAATTAAGACAACTGCTAGCACACCTTTCTTAAATGATTTTTGTATAGCAGGTGTACAAATAACAAGTAATGATTTTACTACATTAGACCATCATTTTGACTTCAATGATTTATCAGATTACATTGCTTGGGAAAGAGCAACAGTTACAGGACTAAATACATCAAGTGCAGGCTTTGAAAACTACACAGATATTGTAGCAGCACCTAGTCAGAGTTTTGTAGCTAATACAAATGGTGCAGCAAATGCTAGAATATCAAGAGCATCAGGTACAGGCTCAAGTGGTACAGGTGCAGCAGATGGTATTCTTTTGCCTGAATTGCCTATTAGTAGTGGAACTACAAGCATTACACAATTTTCAGGTAAATTTTTTATGTATACAGAAGCATCAGGAACACAAAATTTTATGAGAAATAAATGGTTTTGGACTAGAAGTCCACAAATAACATTAGATGGTAATGATGACAAAGATCTATCAATAATATATCATGCAGCTTCTCCTGCAACTACAGGTATGGAAGATTCAGCAGATGAGCCTTTGTTCAGATGGTGGTGGGCAACATGATTGCAGTAAAAGACATAACAACATCTTCATCAACAGTCGATAGTAATGAAAAGATTAGTATTGATTTTACAAATTTATCTAGTGTAAGTGCAGGTGATACATTCAGCTTAAGTGTTTTTGGTAATGAATTAGAAACAAGTTCAATAGGTGCAAGCACAACAGAATTATGGATTGATTGGGTTGCAGCCAATTATAATGTAAAAGCTAATAATAGCACAG